TGTATGAGCATATCCTTACTTGAAGTAAATGAAAATCTATATATACTAATAGATCATGCACTTTTACAGACATCCATATCTGATAACCCCATCACTTATGGTTATGACCACTACCAAGACCACGAAGAGCAAACGAGTTAAGGTCGTTTGTGGTGACCTTGCCCAGTGCAGCAATGTTCTGGAAAATGCCGCCCATTTCGCTGAAGCTACGACCCGTAATGGCAGCAACACCGGCGACACCACGCAAGGCCCGAGTCATCTGCTCCCCGGAATCAATGCCCGCTGCGCCAAAGACGCCGGCAAGGGTAGCCGCTTCACCCAAGCCGTATGCAGTCCCTCGAACCGCATCAAGAGCACTGTCCATGGTGGCTTCAACATCCATGCCCAAGCCCTGGAACAAGAACTTAGCTTGCTCAATCTGTAAGGCTCGAGTTCGGCCGCCCTCAATAAGCGGGTTCAGAAGACCTTGAACCACACCTCGACCAGCATCAATAGCAGCATTGGAAATTCTCTGCAGAACTGAGAAAGCGACCACGCCCATCGCATCGAACTTACTTGCAATCTGATCAACTCCGGTTCCGATCTGCTCCAAATTCACAGAATCAGCTTGAGCCTGGAGCCCAGCAAAACCATTGTTGGCATTGAAGTTCTGAATGGCAGCAGTCATCTGTTCGACACTTCGCTGGGTTTCAGCAATAGCCGCTTGGAACTGCGAGTTGTCAAACTGAAGTGATACTACCTTGTTCTCGATACTACTCATTGGGTCACCTCCCTCATAACGTCGGTAATGATCTCATCCATGACCGGTCTGATGGCTGGGTTGATGAAATCTCTTCCTTCCACCCAACCACCAGTACCGGTGCCATGTCCATACTGTACTAAAAGTACAACGTTCTGTCCGCCTTCGATGTCGTCGTTATACCAGGTAAGCGTATACCCGCTATTTCCCGATTCGACTTCATACCGCCAAGAGCTAGCGGCCAATCCAGTATCTACTGGGGTTGACCCAGAAAGAGCCGATACACCTCGTTCGCCGCCACTATGTAAAGCTCTCATAATCGGGTCCGGAGACAGATTCTTCTCTAACCATTCCATCGTTTCACTGAACAATCCTTCGTCTGGTGAAAGTTTAAACATAGTTTTCTCCCATGTAAATCACTTCCATTTTGACTGTATTGAATTAATACTCTGAAGGATCTGCTTGATAGTGAAAAGCATAGTGGATGTTGTTGTTCCCAGCGGAACTACCTGACCTACTAGGAAACGTAGCACTCAAGAACAGTCCGCCGGTCATTGCCCCAATGGCTTTCCCAACATCAGCATTTGCAGCATCGTTAGATAGCTTTCCACAAAAGTGTAACACTCCAGTGGTATGGGTTAACTCAACCCCCATGCTGATATTACCTATCGGAGTATACCCTCGAGGTTCGTAATTGACCCCATCGACAGGAAGCAACAGTTTATATGTCGAAGCAGTTCCGTTTGACGGACTTCCTGCAGTATCCCAACGAATGGTTGCGCCACCAGTAACACGACCTTTAGAGTCAATCATGTAGTATCCGGCTCGAACCGGGGTAGTTCCAAGATTAGGAGGACCACTGGGGTATGCGGTAATAGTTGGTTCATAAGTTTGCCATCCGAGTTCGGTGGTTTCCAGGTTACCATTGCCGACTAAAATCCAGGTATTGTCATATATCTTGATAATGTCGACTTTTGCCCCAGCACCAAGCAAGGTTGCTACATAAGGTTCTGGCCAAATCAAAGTAACCCCACTCCCTGCGGCGATATGAACATCTCCAGCCCCAGCCTGGATGATTCCAATTCTCGTTCCTGTAGGGAAGTCAACTGACGAATCTGGAAGAATAGTTACAGTCTTAGCGCTTGCAGAGTAAATTTCAACAAGACTTTCCGCATCGCCAAGCTGAAGGTTATAACTGTCGGTCTGAATGTTCAGCGTCGCATATCGAAGCAATGTTGACCAGAGGACATTGTAGTCTGTTCCATCGACCTTAGCCAAAACCTGCCCGGTAGTTCCTCCAGCGGGAAGCCCAATTCCATCGGCGCCAGGGTCGCCCGTATCTCCTTGCGGACCACGAACATCCCCTGCGTTAATCGTAGTAGAATCGTGCTTGGTCAGAATAAGATCATCGCCAACTACTTCCGCATCAACAATAGCTGCTGCTTCAATTTCCGCCATACGGGCGGCGGTAAGACCGGTGACTGTAGTCATTTCGGGCTCCTATGCACTAGAAATTTCATATGTGTCGGCGTCAAGATAGGTGACATCTGCCCCGTCAATTTCGAACGTTGTTTCGTCAAGCATGTAGACAAACTCGGAAGGGCCTTCGGCAGACCAAGTCCCGTCACCATGATCTGTGATAACCACTGTGCTTGACGTGGTAAGCATAGCAATCAACGTACCCAGGCTAGGAAGCGTTGGTGTAGTCGTGTCTGTGCCATACAAAATATCTTCAAGAAACGCAAACCCCTCTTCCGACATGTATCTAGAGTCTGCAAAAACATGCGCCGTCGGAATATACCCACTAACTCGTTCTGGTTTGCTCGTAACCGACCACTCAAACTCCAGTGGAGAAACGTCATCAGACAATGTCTCGTAGTGTAACTCACCTGGGGTGGCAAGTAAGTTGTATAGAATATGAATTTTATAGCCTAAGTCCAAGCCCTCTACATCGTTGCCGACCAGAGTTCGAAACGAGAGGCCAAATGTTGGCTGTGCCTGATATGGAATTCGAAGTCCAGCAATGGCGTCATCGGTGCGTTTACCTTCATACGTCAAAAACTCTTCTGGATATGTAAATGCTTTAATCTTCCCAGCAAAGTCGTTACTAAACCCAAGATCGCCGTATTTCTCGCCATCAAAGAAATATGAATCTGCGCCTTCAATAGCCACTTCCTCGACCGAAATGAGACCATTCCAAGCGACTCCAGTTGAATCCGCCAGATACAGCACGCCCCGATCTAACCCCGTGTCAAATATCTTTTCTCCGCTTTGATCCCAATCTAATCTAGCCATGATTCTCCTAAAGCACAGAAAGTAAGACTTGTACTTGAGTTGGGAACTCCGGGTCAGTTGAATCGGTCCCATACAAAAGATCTTCAATGGTTTCCATCGCCGCCGGGCCGGCGGTTAATGCATCTACAACCAAAAACGCTGTAGGCGCCCAGAAAAATACCCTCGGTGGAGTAGCAGTGACTTTCCAAGTGTGCTCAACTAAGTCAACATCATCAGTCAGAGTGTTATGCTTTTTCCCAGAAGTAGAGAATAGCGCATTCCAGACAAAATGAAGTTTATAGTTAGACTCGCCAGTCATGATTCTATACGCAAAGTCAAACCTTGTACGTGTTTGCCCCGTAAGAAAGAACCCAGGAAACACCGCAGCATACCCAAGTCCTTCGATCATGTTTTGCGGGAACCCAAAAGACTTCACGCTAGCCGAGTAAAGTCCGCCGAGTTTAGTGTTTAGATAGGTCACTCCCTCAAACACCGAGTATGAGGTATCCGGTGCGTCCTCATCTCGAGTGACCTCTATCAGCCCATTCCAGGGCAAGATCTCATCTGTGGCGTGTGAATGAATGACCCCACGATCCACACCATACGCATACGCCGGGTCTGGATCACCCCAAGTTAACGGTGCCATGATCATCCCCTCGTGTTGTGTTTAGCTTTTCGTTCTGCGTTGATTCGGTTTCTTTCCGCAATCATCTCAGCCCGAGTCCTCTTCTTCGGAGGCGAGTTCTTGACGTTGCAAACCTTGATCAAGGAAAGAAGGCGGTTTAGATGCCAATGCTGGCAAGGGTCAAACGGGATGTTCAACGCAACCATCCAGTAATAGATCAACTCAGAGGTGATCGTTTCCCCAGGCCCTCTTTCCTTAGGTAAGTCATTGAATGTCGTCGCCGACTGCTTCGACTCAATGTATCGATTGATCTCGTCCATGTTCTCTTGAGAGAGTGCATAGAACACGTCATCTGAAATGTTTGGAGTTATCAGCATACACTTCAAATACCCAAACACCTCTTCTTGGCTTTTCTGTCCACGGCCAAGAAACGCTTTTTCATAAATCGCTTCCCATTTTGACAGTGAGATCAGAGAATGCTCAAACTCTAAAACTTGAGCTGGAACTTGAATGAATTCCATAGTCTCTTCGTTGAAGTGCTCGTCTTGAATTACTATAGTAAGCATTCTCTGATCTCTTTCTGTCTAAACAGCTACATCAGTCCCTGGTGAACGCCCAGTCATCATCGCTGAACGAGTTGAAGGCGTAGGAACCACTGCTCGGCTCGGCGGTAATGGTAAGGTGACCACCCGAAGTGGCGATAGTAACCGTACCAGTAACCACGGCGTTCGTGTCTGCACGACGGTAACGAACACCAGTAACCGTAGGAATGGTGATGACACCGGTAGAACTGACAAAGCTCGGGGCCGTAGCAGTCACGAGAGTCGGAGCACCACTGAACATCCCAATAACCTCGTCAGGAAGAGGCAGACGGGGATCCGTAAGGTCGGTGCCGTAAAGAACCTCCTCCAGGGTGGTCAGGTTATCGGCGTCAACCAGCGTCGAGTCGATCACCAGAAGAGACGTAGGCTTCAGACCAGTCACCGGGACCGGAGTGGTGGTGAACTCCCAGCTGAACGTAATCGGCTCGGGCGAATCGTTCACCGTGGCGTAAGCCTTCTCGGAAGGAGAAGCCTGAGCACCATACAGAAGGTGAATCTTGTAGCCGTAGTCGTTAGCCTCCATGTCGTTACCCAGAAGGGTACGGTACGAAAGGCCGAACGTAGTGCGTCGCTGCTGGGCGACCAGCACACCAAGCTCAGGGCTTGCGGTGCCATCACACTGACCAAACTCGTCAGGCCAGGTAAACGCCTCAATGGTGCCACCAAGCTCCTCGACCGAAAGAAGGTTGAGGTACTTGATGTTGTCAGCATACTGAGCGTTAGCCTCAGCACCCGAAGGGCTCTCGGTGACGGTGGTAAGACCGTTCCAAGCATACCCGTCGCTGTAGACACCGCCAGTGGGGATGTAAAGAACGCCTCGATCGACACCGGTCTCGTAGAACCGATCACCGTCAGCGTCCCAAATAAGTTCGGACATAACTTCTCCTTAGAAGAATATGTTGTATACGAAATGATACAACTTGTCTGATATAAAGGTTCTATCAAACAAGCTCATCGGTAACTCGGCTATTTGTTCCGGAATCTCACTATCTGGGTTTTTGTCAATAACAGTGATTTGGTACCCCCGAGCACCCTTATAACGTTTGTTATCAGCAAACTTAGTAGACGCTTTATCCCACTTGTACACGATACATGGGTACACCATCTCTAAGTTGTTTGGGGGTTGAAAATATACATACTCAGATCCAAGAATGGAAACGAGAATAGCTTGTAAATCCAATCGATCTGCCACTAGGGTCCCTCACTTTGTCGATTATAAAGTTCCCCAAGTGACAAAATAAGGCGTGGGGGTTGGACTTCGACATTCGTCACGGTCCAGAGCCCCCCAAGCCATTCGACATACTGAATATGCATGAAATTCTCAAAAGCATACGCATCAGCAACAAGACTGATGGAATGCGACACTGAAATATCGTTGTTTACGGCCTCACCTTGCTCAAGATTACGAGATAGTCTCTTTATGTCTCCATAATAAGACCGTTCAACGATACCATCCACCCAGATGCCAGATCCCGCAGGCTCTTCTACAGAACCGCCAGAATATCCAACTTTGCCGTAGAATTTAGGCACGAGATCTGACTCCTTAGTGAGTTATCAACCCCGGTTACGGAACGTCCAGCTCTTGTTGGTCGTGGACTCGAAGTAGTAACCCGACGCCGGGGTGGCGGTGACGGTGTACTCCTCACCAGCAGCAACCTCGTACGGCGAACCCGCAGCGTTGATGGTGGTGCCGTCGGCGTCCTTGTAGACGACGCCGGTGGTGTTGGTGATGGTGACCTCGCCGGCCTCCTCGTCGTAGCTCGGAGCGGTCGGGGTGACCAGGACATCATCCGACTCAGCGGTACGGAAGACAAGCGCAGCCATCGGACGAGCCAGAGCGCCCGACAGGCGGGTCTCCAGCAGGTACTTGTACTGGTTGTAGTCGATGTCGAAGTCATCCATCATGTTGACCTCGCCGCCCTTGTCGGTGCCGACCACGTAGTCGGTCATGTTGACAAGGATGGCCACCAGCTCGGGATCCTCATCCATGGCCTCGACCGGAACGATCTCGGACACACGAAGAACCT